CTCATCTGGACAATAAATCCGGCTGGTTTGATTTTCAGCCGCTGTTTTGAATAGGAAATCAAACATGGCTCGAGGTGGTGCCCGCCCTGGCGCTGGCCGCCCTCGCAAGGAGGCTGGCAGCGTCCCGGCTGTGAAGAACGAGGCTGCGGCGAACAGGCCGCGCAAGTCCCTCGGCGGGAAGACCCCGCTGGAATACATGCTCGACGTGATGAACGACGACGACCAAGACCCAATCCGGCGCGACCGCATGGCAATGGCTGCGGCACCCTATGTCCACCTACGCGCGTCTGACGTTCAGCCCGGCAAGAAGGAGCAGCGGCAGGCGGCGGCCGAGGAAGTGGCGAGCAGCGGCAAGTTCGCGCCTCGCGGCGGGCCGCGCTTGGCGGTCAGTAACGGCTGATGCCTGAGTGGACCACGGCTTGCCCTGACTGGTCGGGAAGGATCGTTGAGCGGCGCAGCCTGATCCCTTTCGATCCGCTGTTCCCGGCAGAGGCAGAATACGCGCTTTCGGTGTTCAAGGCTTTGCGAGTGCCGGACCTGCCAGGACAGCCGACATTCGGGGAGGTCTCGGCGCCGTGGGTGTTCGACTTCGTCTCGGCGATCTTCGGGGCGAACGATCCCGAGACAGGGCAGCAACTGATCAGCGAGTTCTTCCTCGCCATCAGCAAGAAGAACACGAAGTCCACGATTGCGGCGGGCATCATGCTGACGGCCCTGATCGTGGGCTGGCGTCACGAAGATGAACTTCTGATCGTCGCGCCGACAATCGAGGTGGCGGGCAACAGCTTCAAGCCGGCCGCCGCGATGGTTCGCGCCGACCGTGAACTGAACGACCTGCTGCATGTGCAGGACCACTACCGGACGATCACGCACCGGACCACGAAGGCGGTCCTGAAGGTGGTGGCTGCGGATACGGACACGGTATCAGGAAAGAAGGCCGGCCGGGTTCTGGTGGACGAGCTTTGGGTGTTCGGGAAGCGTCCGAACGCCGACGCGATGCTCCGCGAGGCGACGGGCGGCATGGTGTCCCGCCCCGAGGGGTTCGTGGTCTACCTGACGACGCAATCGGATGCGCCGCCGGCTGGCGTGTTCAAGGACAAGCTGGACTATGCCCGCGACGTGCGGGACGGGAAGATCGAGGACCGGAAGTTCCTGGCGGTGATCTACGAGTTCCCGCAGGCGATGCTGGACAGCGAAGCCTACATGGACCAGGCCAACTTCTACGTCACGAACCCGAACCTCGGGCGGTCGGTCAGCCAGGAGTGGCTGGAGCGGGAGATGGGCAAGGAGCTGGCGAAGGACGCCAGCACCCGAGCGACGTTCCTGGCCAAGCATCTGAACGTCGAGATCGGCATGAACCTCCGGGCCAACCGCTGGCCGGGGGCGGACTACTGGCCGCGTCGGGCGCGCGAGGGGTTGAGCCTTGAGGCGGTCCTTGACCGCAGCGAGGTTGTCGTGGTCGGGCTGGACGGTGGCGGCCTGGACGACCTGTTCGGGCTCTGCGTCCTCGGCCGGGACCGGGAGACGAAGGATTGGCTCGCGTGGTGCCATGCGTGGTGCCACCAGGGCGTGCTGGAGCGGCGCAAGGGCATCGCGGCGCGGCTGCGGGACTTCGAGCGGGAAGGCTCGCTGACCATCGTGGACGACGAGCTGGCCGACATCTCCGCCATCGTGGAGATTGTGCAGGACGTGAAGGACTGCGGCCTGTTGGCAGCGGTGGCCGCGGACCCGGCCGGGCTGGGGGAGCTGATCGACGCGCTCGCGGGAATCGGCGTCACGCCCGAGGAGGGGCAGGTCATCGGGGCTCCGCAGGGCTACGCGATGATGAACGCGATCAAGACGGCGGAGCGGAAGCTGGCGAACGGCACGCTCTGGCACGATGGTTCGGCGCTGATGGCGTGGTGTGTCGGCAACATCAAGATCGAGCCGACCGCTACCGCGATCCGGGCGACGAAGGCGAATGCCGGTGACGCGAAGATCGACCCGGCGATGGCGCTTTTCGACGCGGTGACGGTGATGAGCCGGAACCCGGTGACGGCGGCGCCGCTCGACGTGGCAGGCATGATCGCCTGACGGGAGACAATCAAATGACCATCACCCGGAAAGTCGGCACTGCCGAGGTGTCCGACGACCTGACCTTTGTCCTCAGCGATGACACGGTGGACCGCTACGGCGACGTTATCGAGGCCGAGGGATGGGACTTGTCATGGTTCCGCAAGAACAACATCGCGCTCTTTGGGCACGACAGCACCTTTCCCATTGGGACGTGGGAGGATGTTCGCGTCGAGGGCGGCAAACTGATGGGGCGACTCAAGTTCGCGGCCGAGGGCACGTCGGCACGGATCGACGAGCTGCGGCGACTGGTTGAACAGCGCATCCTCAAGGCCGTTTCGGTCGGCTTCAAGCCGGTCGAACATGAGCCGATGAAATCCGGCGGCATCCGCTTCCGGCGGCAGGAACTGCTCGAAACCAGTTTGGTGAGTGTCCCGGCCAACCCTGCGGCTCTGGCGGTTGCCAAGTCGCTGCATCTTTCCCCCGAAACGATCCGAATGGCCTTTGGCGAGCAAGCCGAGGGGGGGCATTCGGTGCGCTCGGGGCCGACTGGCGAGAACGCCGCTTTGAAGCCGCAAGCACGAAAGGAAGCGGCAATGTCCACCAATCTGAGCAAGCGCATCGAGAATGCGCAGGAAGACCTCATCCGCGAGAAGGATGCCCTGACCGCGCACCTGGCCGAGGATGACGCCGATCCCATCGTCACCGATGAGATGTCGGCGCGGATCGAGCAGAAGGCGTCTGCGCTCGACGCGCTGAAGCGCGCGGAGGCCGCGCTGGCCGCCAAGACCGCAGCGCCGGCCGAGCCGGTGAACAAGGCGGTTCAGCCCTTCGCCAAGGTGGCGAAGAAGTCGGACCCCAAGGACGCCATGATCCGTTCGGCGGTGTGCCAGCTTCTGGCTCATGTCGAGCGGCGCTCGGCCTTTGACGTGATGGTCGGTCGCTACGGCGAGGACGAGACCGTCAAGACCATGCTGGATGTCGTGACCAAGGCGGCGACTGCCCCCGCGACCACGACCACGACCGGCTGGGCTGCGGAGCTGGTCCAGACTTCGGTTCTGGACTTCATGGAGTCGCTGATGGGCGCGTCGGTCTATCCGGCTCTGCGGGCGCGTGGCGGCGAGTTCAGCTTCGGCCGCAACGGTATCGTGTCCATCCCGTCGCGCAACACCGGCACGTCGCTCGCCGGTTCGTTCGTGGCTCAGGGTGCGCCGATCCCGGTTCGTCAGGGCGCTTTCACCTCGACCACCCTGACGCCGAAGAAGATGGCGGTCATCACGACCTTCACCCGTGAAATCGCAGAGCACTCGACGCCTTCCATCGAGGCGATCCTGCGCGAAGCGATCCGCGATGACACGGCTCAGGCGATTGACACGATCCTGCTGGACAACACGGCGGCATCGACCACTCGCCCGGCCGGTCTTCGCAACGGCGTGACGGGTCTGACCGCCACGACTGGCGGCGGCTTTGCTGCTCTGGTCGGCGACCTGAAGGCTCTGGTCGGGGCGCTCATCACGTCCTCGAAGGGCAACCTGCGCGCGCCCGTGTTCATCATGAACCCGGTGCAGGCGCTGGCGATTTCGCTGACCCAGAACGATGGCGGCGACTTCACCTTCGCGGCCGGGATGGAGCGCGGGATGCTGAATGGCTATCCCGTCATCCAGTCCGCCAACGTGACCGCGGGGACGATCCTTCTGGTGGACGCCGCCGACTTCTTCACGGCGACCGGCGACGAGCCGCGCTTCGACGTGTCGGATCAGGCGACCCTCCACATGGAGGATACGTCGCCGGAGCAGATCGGGACGGCGGGCACGCCGAATGCCGTGGCGGCGCCGGTTCGGTCCATGTTCCAGACCGACAGCATCGCGCTGCGGATGATCCTGGACATGAACTGGTCCATGCGCCGCACCGGATCTGTGGCGTTCACCGAAAGCGTGAGCTGGTGATGATGCCGGGCGGGCCTTGTTGGCCCGCCTGACCCTTTCAACGGGAGGCCGTTATGGCGAAAACCGAAGAATATCCCGATCCGACGCCGACGCAGGCGCAGCTTGATGCGATCAAGCGCGGTGAAGCCGGCGTGACGGATACCCCCGACGACGAGAAGGGGAAGGACAAGAAAGAGGCGGAGGAAAAGGACGTGTCGGCTGACAAGCCGGCTGCCTACAAGACCCGTCAGGCGAAGACCGACTGATATGGGCCTTCTGTCCCGCGTCCTTGCGCCGTTCCGGGCGAAAGCTGCGGAAGGCGAATACCGGGACGGTCCTTACACGCTTCCTGTGTCCGGCGGCTGGCTGCCGGCGGGCACGCCCTGGAACTTCTGGCAGTTGGGCATGAGCCCGCGCGGTGTGGCGAACGCCTCGGCGATGGTCGAGGCTTGTGTTTCTGCCTACTCGCAGACGGCGGCGATGTGTCCTGGCGACCACTGGCGCATCCGCGAGGACGGTGGCCGGGATCGCGTCACCAACTCGGCCCTGTCGCGCATCATGCGCCGGCCGAACAGCTACCAGAGTATGTCCGACTTCATGCTCAACGCGGTGCGAGACCTTTACACCGAGGGCAATGCCTATGCCCTCGCCGTGCGGAATGACCGCTTCGAGATCAGCGAGTTGCATCTGATGCCGGCGCGTCAATGCGCCGTTCGGGTCGCCGATGGTGGCGAGGCGTTTTACGATCTGGCGGGCAACGAACTGGCCGAGCGCCGCTTTGGCGGCCGGCTCCTGGTTCCGGCCCGCGACGTGCTGCATGTGCGTCTGCACACGCCGCGCCACCCGCTCAAGGGCGAAAGTCCGATCATGGCGGCGGCCTTGGACGTGGCGGCGGGTGACGTGCTGCTGCAACAGCAGATCGCCTTCTTCCAGAACCGGGCGCAGCCGTCTTTCGTTCTGACCTCGCCCGAGAAGATGACGAAAGAGCAGATCATGGAACTGCGGGCCGCGTGGGACGCACAGACCCGCGGCGATGGGCGCGGCGGGACGCCGATCCTTGCGTGGGGCACGAAGCCTGAGAAGATCGGTTCCACGGCGCAGGACGCGCAATTGGCCGAGACGCTGAAGATGAGCGACCAGCGGATCGCGCTGGCCTACCGGGTGCCGCTTCAGATCCTTGGCGTCGGGGATACGCCATATGCCTCGACCGAGGCGCTGATGCAGCAGTGGATCGCGTCGGGGTTGGGCTTCTGCCTCAATCACGTCGAAGAGGCGTTCGGGCAGTTGTTCGGGCTGCGCGGGATGCCCGACGAGTATCTGGAGTTGGACACCTCCGCGCTTCTGCGGTCTGCGTTCAGGGACCGCATCGAGGGTCTGGCTCGCGGCGTTCAGGGCGGCATCTACAGCCCGGACGAAGCGCGCGCCCTTGAGGAACTTCCGGCGGTCCCTGGTGGTCACGGCAAGGAGCCGCGCGTCCAGCAGCAGGTGGTGCCGCTGTCGTGGCAGGAGCCTGCTCCAGCGCCGCCTCAGCTTCCTGCGCCAGAGCCTGAGATCGACGCCGAAGAACTGAGCCGACAGGTGATGGCCCATGCACGCAGCTACCACTGACGCGCTGGCCCGCGCGCTCGGCCATATCGTCCGCGATGTTGAGGCAGGGTTCCGGCAGCAACTGGACGTGTTCCGCGCCGAGCGAGACGCGGTGGTGGCCGAGCTTCGCGCTGATCTGGCGGAGGCAAGGCAGCAGCGGGATGCGCTGGTGATCGAGTTGCGCGAGGCAGTGGCAGCGCGGCTGGCAGAGGTGCGGGACGGCCGCGACGGTGTGGACGGTCGCGACGGCAAGGACGGCGAACAGGGGCCGCCCGGAGAGCCGGGGAAGGATGGCAAGGACGGCCGAGACGGCATTGACGGTCGTGACGGGCAGGATGGCGAGCGAGGGGCACCGGGTC